TCGCTCTTGGACTTCTGGCCGGTCGGCAGGAACGTGGGCGACAGGTTGGACAGGCCGCGCACCGCGATCTGGCTGAACGAGTTGTCCGCCGTCACGATGAACTGGTACACGTCGGGGTTGGTGCCGCCCGCGCTCTGCAGACCGTAGGTGGCCGCATTGGTCGAAGTGGCGCCGTCCAGAATCGCCACGAACTCGGGCGAGGTGATGAAGCGGAACCGCTCGCACTTGCCCAGCTCGTTGGCCATCGGGGTGCCGCTGGCGTACTTCTCCGCGGGGATGAAGTTCGGCAGGTCGCGCACGTCCGGCTCCAGGTCGGTGCTGACGTACACCAGGAAGCCGCCGGCCACCGGGTCGGTGCCGTACAGCGCGCTGGCCTTCAGCACGCTCGTCACCATCTTGCCGTGGTTCGCCATCAGGCTTTTGGCCATCTTGCGGATCAGGGGCAGGGTGATGCCGCCGTTGACGCTGGCGCGGCTGTTTCCGGTGCCGCCGTAGAACTGGTTGGTGCCCGCCTTCAGCTCGCCGAAGACGATCATCTCGTTCACCAGCGTCACGCGCTCGCCGATCTGCTCCTTCATGGCCGCGGGGATGTCGTCCTCGTACAGCCCGGCGGTCTTGTCGGTCCAGCCGTAGAGGCAGGAGTACTGCTTCATCACCACGGTCACGTCCTGGGGCGTGATGTTGTCCGGGGTCGGCGTGATGCCTTCCGAGGTCTGGTGCGCCTGCACGATGGCGTTGCCACGGTCCACCAGGGTGGTGGTGCCGAAGAACGTGTTGGGCGCCGAAGCGGTGGCGCCGTAGGGCAACCAGCGGCGAGCTACGTAGGTGTCGCTGTTGTTTTCGGGGAAGGACACTTGCCGGCCGGCGCGCGACAGGCATTCCTGCGGCACGGCGTGCTTCAGGATTTGGCCCTTGAACTTGTTGATCCGGCCTTGGCTCAGGCCAAAGGTCTGCATGGTCATGATGATTTCCTAGTGAGTGACCCGGGCGGCTAGTCGTTGAAGCCGGCCATCAGGTCGTCGGTTGCGTTTGGCGTGGCATTGCCGCCGACGCCGCGTGGAGTCACAGCCGCGCTCATGCGGCTTCTTCGTGCGGATGCGGGATCGCTGCCGGTGTTGGCCGGCGCGGTCCTGCGCGATTGCTTGAACTTCGTCATGGCCTCGCTCACCACGGCCGAGTCATAGGCTTGGCTGGCTTGCGCCAGGCCCTGCTTGAACTCGTCGGGCTGCGTTGCCACCCAGGCGGCAAAAGCCGGGTCAGCGTCGATCTGCTTCCAGTCCGGGTGATCCTTGGCCAGCAGGCGAAGCTCGAACTTCTGCTCCACCTTGCTCACGCGCTCGGCCACCATGCTGTCCAGCTTGTCCGGGTCCAGCCCGCCAGGCAGGGCGCGCAGGTTGCGCACCTTCTCCAGCGCGGCGGCCAGCGGCGGGAAGTCGTCCTTGAGGGCGTCGATGTCCTCTTGGCTGATTTCCACCTGGGCTCCGGTGTTGAGTTCCTGCAGCCGGCGCTCGATGCCGCCGATCTTCCCGAAGGCCGTGCCGAACTGCTTCTGCGCCTGCTCGCGCAGTGCAAACAACTCGTCACGCTCGGCCTTGGTCAGTTGCACGTACTCGGGCACCGGCTCGGCCGGCTGCTCGGTGTTCTCGCCTTGGGTCGTGTCGTCCTGTTGCGCGGCCGGCGTCTCCGTGGGCGTTGCAGTGGTGTCGTCATCGAAGCCCGCGGCAAAGTCCGCGTCGGCTTGGGCTTGCTGCTCAAGGGTCAGGGTGCTGGCGTCTCCGCTCATGCTTTCGCTTCCGCAATGAAAAAACCGCCTCGAGGGCGGTCGCTTGTCCAGCGGCTGCAGGGCAGTGGCTGGGTCGGTATCGCCGTGGCCCGGGTGGGCGGCGGCCAAATTCGGGTCAGGTCTGCGGCGGCTTGGGCGGCTCGGCGGCCAGCGCCAGCAGTTCCTTCAGTTGGGCGATGCGCCCACGTAGGTTCTCGGTGCGCTCGGGCGACACCGTGCTGTCGTTCATTGCCCGCAGTTCATCGCGGCGCTGCTGCATGTGCGCCTCCAGGCGCAGCCACAGCGGGTTGGTGCGGTCCTGCGGGTGAAGCGTGAAGCGGTCGGCGGTCATGGCAGTAATAGTTCAATCATGCTTTTGCCAGCTATCGCTCTCCCGGCCATCCAAAAAGCCAACAAGATTGCCGCCACAAATACATTGGTGTGAATTTCTTTTTGGCGTTTGCTAATGGCGCGCAACGCGCCGGCCAATAGCCATATCACGGCGGTCGCCATCATTAGGGCGCCAACAAATTGGTTGCTCATTTCTGGAACGCTTCACCATCTGGCGCACGGCCTGCCGGCTCCACTTCGGGTGTGGCCACCTGCGGCCCCTTGCCGTCCGCGCCGGCCAGTTCCTTCTGCACTTGCAGCTTGAGCGTGGTGTCGGCGAGCTTCACCTTGGCATCCTGCAGACTGATGCGCTCTTGCGTGGCGTACTCCAACTCGGCCAGCCGCACCTTCAGGCGCAGTTCCTCCAGCTTCAGGTTGTCGTTGGCCATGCCGCGTTCGTTGAGCGACTGCTGGTAGGCGGTGTCGCGGTCCAAGTCGTTCTGGTTGCGCTGCGCGGCCAGTTGGTCGCGGCTCGTCGCCACCTTCTCCGCGCTCTCGGCCCTGATCTTGGCCGCGGTCACAACCGGCGCTTCTGGCGGCGGCTGCTTGGCCTTTTCTTCCTTCTCCGCATCGGTGAGCTGGAACTGCTCGGGCGGCAGGCGCTTGGTGCGCAGCAGCGCCTCCATGCACCGGCCAGGGTGCAGGTCATAGGCCGGGTCTTTCGACGCCACCACCAGTTGCGGGATGAACTGGTCTTGCAGTGCCTTCTCGATCAGCGCCAGCGCGCCGCTCGTGTCCACCTGGTAGTCGCCCTTCTCTGCGTCCGGGATGTCCGGGTCCAGCAGCAGCCACTCGTAGAGGTCATCCACCAGCGGCGTGGTCACGGTGTCGTTCAGGTGGAACCCGACATCGCGCAGGAGCTGGTTCGCGTTGTTGTCCTGCAGTTGCTGGCCGCCGAAGGTGTCAGGCGTGGTGTCGCCGCTCTGGCCCTGGGTGATGAGGGGGATGCTGCTGTGTTCCTCGGCGAGCTTGAACCCGTACTCCACGATGGACATGAGTTCGGGCGTCTTGTTCGGCCACTCGAAGGCAGCGAACGCCTTGCGCACGTCGTCAATGCCGGCAGCGTTGGTCAGGTTCAGCCACCACAGCTTGTCCGGCGTGATCTTGTTGCTGCCGTCCGCCGGCTCCAGTACGCCAGCGATGCTCACCACCTGCGAGCCCGCCGACATGCCGGCGTTGTTCAGCATCGCCCGCGTGGCCGCGTTCACCACCTTCTGCGGGGTCTTCACCTGCTCGGCCACGCCCACGCCCGCCCAATGCCCGGCGCGGCGGCGCCAGTTGAAGACCCGGTACGGCAGGTTCTCGCTCTCCAGCACCGGGCGGATGGCGCGGATGACGCGGTTGTTGACCAGGCTCACCACCGCCTGCACCTCGTCCACGCCGCCCTGCAGGTCTGCGGCCTGATCCTCGTTCGCCGCCTTGAAAGCCGCCGCGCTGATCTTGCCGGTGAAGTGCCAAACCTCGAACTGCTTCTTGTGTACCCCCTTGTTCGGGTTGCCCGTCTCGGTGTTGGCCTGGCCGGGGCCTTCTTTCACCACCTCGGCGATGGCCTCCTTGATCCAGCCCGGCCCACTCAAGGCGGCAAGCTGGCTGGCCAGCATGCGGTCCAACTCAAAGGCGTGGCCCCCGTTGTGGATGGACTCACCGCAGCCTGGGGCGGGGTAGAAGTTCCACGGGTCCACCCAGCGCGCCGCGGGCTTGATCTTGCTGACGATTTCCACACTGATGGCGCTGGCCTGCGCCACCTGGGTGGGCATGCCAGCCTGGGGCGGCGCCTGCAGCCGGCGCACCACGCGCGCCTTGCGTTCCTCGGGGATGGGGCCGTGCAGCACACCCACGCCGATGCGGGCGCCGTCATGCACCACCTTGCGCATCTCGCCGTTGTGCTTGTACTCCACCATCCAGTCGTAGATGCGGGCGCATGCCTTCTCGGCCGCGGCCTCGGCCACACTGATCTGGTGCTTGGCCAGCGTGTCCACCGACACAGGCTGTCCGTCCGGCCCCGGCATCGGCTGGCCTGTCACCTGCTCGGCCGGCGTCTTGTCTTCGGCCGCCGCGCTCAGTTCTGGAACCGGGGTGGCCTTGAGCGTGAACGGCTTGCCGTCAATGGGCAGGCTCACCTCGCACACCTTGGCGGTGCCAGCGTCCACGTAGCGGGCGGTCACGGCCACGAATGCGGTGGCCTTGGTGCTGTCGCCGGGC